TGTTTGACAACGGACTTACCGTTCTTGACACTGAAGCAAACAAAATATTAATTACTTCGCAGGAGGCTACAACCTTCACTGAAGCTAACGCTACTTATGCACTTGGTGATAGTACTAGTTTATCTTTTGGCGCACCACAAAATAGATCAGGTGGTGGTCGTGAAGTTGTAGCGGCGGCTATAACAGATGGATCAGTTACGGGTACAGGCACAGCTACACACTACGCTATCGTTGACACAACAAATTCTAGGTTGCTTGCTACAAGTACGCTTACCCCCTCGCAGTCTGTAACTACAGGTAACACATTTAGCTTATCCTCCTTTTCCATCGGAATCCCAGACCCAGCATAAGGTATATATATTATGGTCACTCTTGTAAATAGAGCTAAAGTATACACTTCCACAACTGGTACAGGTACGATTACTCTTGGTTCTGCTGATAGTGGTTATCAAACCTTTTCTAGTGCTGGTGTAGTTGACGGTAATATCGTCCGCTACGTTATTGAGGATGGTACAAGCTGGGAGATTGGTACAGGAACGTACACCTCTTCTGGTACAACCTTATCCCGTAATGTACAAGAGAGTAGCAACTCAGGCAGTCTACTTACTCTGAGTGGATCTGCTTTAGTCTATATTACTGCTACAGCTAGTGACTTAAGTTACGGAACTTCCGACACTCTTATAGATGGAGGAGCATCAGCGTCAGCTTATGACCAGTTCTCTTTTATTATTGAGGGGGGTTATTCAGCTACAGTTTATGATGCAAGTACAGGTATAGCCGATGGCGGTAATGCTACAACGACACACAGTAGCGCAAATGAAATTAATGGAGGTTCAGCCTAATGGCGAATAAAATACAAATACGCAGAGATACTGCCGCCAACTGGACTAGTACCAATCCTACACTTTCTCAGGGAGAGCAAGGCTACGAGATAGACACTGGTAAGTTCAAGATTGGTGATGGTACTACAGCTTGGACTAGCTTATCTTACTTTTTGGGTTATACAGACGCTGATGTAGATACACACTTAAATACTAGTACAGCTACAAACGGTGAATACTTATCTTGGGATGGATCTGACTACGACTGGGCTACAGTTCCAGCAGGGTACACAAATTCTGATGTAGATACTCACTTAAATACTAGCACAGCTACTTCAGGTGAAGTTCTATCATGGACTGGTACTGACTACGACTGGATTACTGCTGGTGGTGGTGGTGGAGCAGACCTTTATGCGGCTAACGAATCTAGTCCTAATGCACAGCCTTCTGCTACAGGAAGTAATGCTATTGCTGTTGGTGACAGTGCTACAGCTTCAGGTTCATACGGTTTAGCTCTAGGTGCATATTCTTCTGCTAGTGGTAGCTCCACCTTTTCAGCGCAAGGTGGTACGGCTTCTGCGTTAAGCTCTACTGCAATAGGTAGCCAATCTGTTGCTTCTGGAACCTCTTCTGTTGCTTTAGGTTATAATGCTGATGCAACAGGTTCTAACAGTGCGGCCTTAGGACGAGATGCACAGGCGATAACTGCCAGTCGTGCAGTAGCTATTGGTAAAAGCAAAGCATCAGGAGATACTAGCTTTGCGGCGGCTATAGGTAATAACTCAAGTTATGGTGCAACAGGTTCTAACAGTATTGCAATAGGTTCTTCAGCCTCGGCATCATCTAGTTGGAGCGTGGGAATTGGAAGAAATAGTAGCGCAACAGGTCAATACGGCGTTGTTCTAGGTGGTTACGCTTGCGTGTCTTCAGCTAACTATGGATATGCTTTTGGTCACAGAGGTAAAGCAGGATTTATAGGAAAGTACGCTTTTGGTGTTTATACATCTAGCGAAGTTGGTAGCTCTCAAGGGGGTTACATGGTGTTGGCTCGCAACACAACAGATGCCACACCTGCCGCTGTATGTTCTGACGGGGGCAATTCCACCGCAGGAAACACAAACCAAGTAGTCTTACCCAATAACTCAGCAATCGCATTTCATGGCACTATAGTAGCTCGACAGCAAGCATCATCAGGTACTGCATCGGCGGCATGGAAGATTGAAGGATTAATACGCAGAGAAGGTTCTGCTGGCACAACTGTGCTAGTCAACTCAGCCACTACAGTCCTAGACAACACCCCAAGTTGGGGCATGACTTTAAGCGCAGATACTACGAACGGTGCGCTAAAGATAGAAGTTACTGGAGCTTCAGCTACTAATATTAGGTGGGTCGCTACGATCAATACATCTGAAGTAACCTACTAATAGGAAGATTAAATATGAGTATTACTCTTGATTACACTTCTGGTTTTTTCAACCCTTCACCTTCTGCGGAAACTGTAGGTACGATTACATCTGGAACTATTGACCTTGCTACTGGCAACGTCTTCGCTGATGCGCCTTCTGCCAATGCAACCTATGTATTCAGCAACCCTGCCGCCTCTGGTTTAGCTAATGGCTTTACACTTAAGATAACCCCTTCTGCTACTGTGACAGTCACTTGGCCTACCTCAGTTGACTGGGCTGGTGGTACTGCACCTGACGCTCCTGCTAGTGGTGCTACGAATGTATATACGTTCTACACGACAGACGGTGGTACGACTTACTACGGATTTTTAGCTGGCGGAGCAATGGCATGAGCATAGCTAGACTGATGCAACAGGCTTCTGCTGGTGTGTCTGCTGGTGGTGTTGCTGTCGGTCTTAGCGATTCTTTAGATACTTGGTCTGGTCAAGGTGCCGCAACAGGTTCCCCAACTTACAGTGAAACTAGAAGCGTAGATATATCTGCTTATAGTGGCAAAGAAGTCAGAATAGTTTTGCATTATGTAAACGGAACAACTGCAAATTCTTACAGAGGCGATATTATGATTGACACTATAGCTATCCCAAGTTTAGTAACTTATTCCTTTGATTCTGAAGAAAACTGGGAAACCGTTTCAGATACTCAAGCCGACGATTATAGTCTTTTAGGCTCTTCTTTTATTTACAGCCTTACAACAAATACTGAAAAAAAATGGAGTTATATCAATGGTAATTCAGGTTCATCCGGCACAGGTGTTGATTTAGGCACGTCCATGTATGTAGAAACATCAGGTTCAAGCTCTCAGATGGCTGGTGCTAATTTCTGGGCGAGGTCGCCAAGTATTACGCTACCCTCTTCACCAACACTTTCCTACAAGGCGGGAAGATATGGAGACAATGTAGGAACATTTAATTTTCATCTAGAAGTAATAAGTTAGGAGAAAACATGTTATTACTTAAAACATCAAACGGAGGAGTAGAGCAATTTCCATACACGCTCGGAGACCTTCGCCGTGACAACCCGCAGACCAGCTTCCCGAAGAAGATCGGTGATGCAATCCTAGCCTCATACGGCATTTACCACGTTATACCCGAAGCTCAACCTGAGTACGACAATCTGGTGCAAACTCTTGTGCGTGATGCTGAGCCTCACAACAATGAGACAGCCGTTAATGAGGACGGAGAGACTTACGAAACAGGTCGCTGGATGATTGGCTACACCGCGGAGAACAAACCTCAAGATCAGGCAGAGGCTAATGTTCGAAACAATCGTGACAACCTTTTAGCAGACACAGACTGGGTGGCCCTATCAGATGTCACCATGTCAACCGAAATGAGTGTCTACCGTCAGGCGCTTAGAGATGTAACGGGGCAATCTGGTTTCCCTTACAGTATAACTTGGCCTACAAAGCCGTAAATTAAAGGGGCCTTAACATGGCAATACAATTAGACTTATCGACAAGTCAATACGGAACAGCATTTTCTGGTGCATACTTCAGAATAGTAACTGCATCAATCTCAAGGGAACTAGGGGATACTCACAGTGTAATGATCGACTGCTCTGGGTTTGCTACAACAACACCAACAGATAATACACACCCTGTTGACTTTAGGAGGTACAATGCACCTCTATCTGCTATTGAAGCTACAGCAGGTGATGATTTCTTATCTAAATGCTACACTTGGGTAATGACACAAGAAGACATGACGGGTTCTTCAGCAGTTTAATGTAAAACTTAGGAGTAATTAATGCTCGGATTTTCCCCACTCGCCTCTGCCCCACTTGGCGATGATGGGGTTGTAACTTCTAGTGTTATTCAACTACAACCTATAGTTACAGGTAACCCTGTTGTTAGCTCTTCAAGTATAACTCAAGGCAATAATTTTACGCTTACAGTTATTACTTCTGGACAACCTTTAGTACCTACAGTAGATCTTAGTGTAGTACACAACTTAAGTCCTGCTAATGTAAATTCTGGACAACCTTTAGTACCTACAGTAGATCTTAGTGTAGTACACAACTTAAGTCCTACAGTTATTACTTCTGGGCAACCCTTAGTACCTACAATTACACTGGTTGAGGATGAAGTAAGTACAGCAGACCCTATATTAACTGGTGTACCAGAAGTTAGCACAGCTTCAATACATCAAACTCATTCTTTTGACACTAGCAACATCCTTACAGGCATACCTGATGTAGAGAGCGCAAAAGACCCTAACGTAATTTATGAAGAGGTAGTACAGCAGATGTTTGGTGGTTGGCCTAAAAGAATATACGATCATACTGATCTAGCTATATCTAGAGGTCACTCTCAAGGGTATAGAACACTTTATAAGTTTGGATATAACCCAGACGTAGATACTACAGAAGAAACAGTTTGGGGTAATGCTGGTAACTATATATGGTTAGATAATGCCGTTACTATGTTTGTAAGTAGTACAAGCGCAAATGATAGTGGTACTGGCACAGGAGCTAGAACTATTCTCATACAAGGTCTAGATGAGAACTACAATGAAATAGAAGAGACTATAACTCTCAACGGACAGACACAAGTATCTACTCAGTTGTCGTATTTGAGAGTATACAGATCTTTTGTTACACTTGCAGGTTCTAACGAAGGAACTAGCGGCGTTATATACATAGGTTCTTCTGGTGCTACAGGAGGAGTTCCTAACTCTTCAGTATATGCTAGTATAAGTATAGGTAATCAGACACAGATAGCCGCATACACAGTACCTGCTGGATATACACTATATATAGACGAGATTAATTTCACTGCGGCAGTATCTCAAGCTCAAAAGCTAGTCCACTGCAAGTTTAACAGTAGAGATTACGAATCTAATGTGTTTAGGACAAGGTTTGTACAAGTAATACAAAGCAATCAACTAATACAGTCATTTAAGTACCCACAAGGGTTCGCAGAGAAGACAGATTTAGAGTGCAGAGTATCTACAGACACTACCAACACAGCAATCGGCGCATCTTTCCAAGGTGTATTAATTAAGAACGAAACATAAGGTAATTTATCATGAAAGTCGGATCTAAAGTATCTTGGAATTCATCTGGCGGAACTGCTAGTGGTATTGTACGTCAAATAGTAAGAGATGGCACAGTACCTAACATACCAGTTAAAATAACAGGTACAAAAGAAGAACCTGCGGCACGTATTGAAATAACTGACGATAAGGGTAAACCTACAGGTCAAATGGTAGGACATAAGGTT